TACTTGCGGAGGGCTTCTCGCGCTCGGAGATCTCGGCGAAGACGGGCAAGACCGAGACCCAGGTGGCAGTGGAGATCCGCGAGCTGGCCGAGGTGCTGCTCGCTCACTCGGGCGAGCTCGAGCTGCAGCTGCGCGCCCGGGTCGAGTCGCTTCGCCGGCGTTCGTCGACTGCCTGAACTGCGGCTGGCGCACCTATCGGCAGGCTCCGAACGGGATGCCCGGCTGGCACTGGCCCGAGCGTTGCCCCGGCTGCAGGGCGGCACTCGAGGCTGCGGCGTGACCGAGACCTGGGACTGGCCGCGGGCAACGGTCGTCGATCACTACGACGGGGATACCTTCTACGCCGACATCGACCTCGGCCTCGAGTTGATCCGTCGTCGCCTACCCGTGCGCCTGGCCGGGATCGACACGCCTGAGCTCCGACCCCTGCAGGCCGGGGCAAAGGAGGCGCTTGCCTATCTCAAGTCGCTGATCCCGCTCGGCTCGAAGGTGCTGCTCTCCTCGGTCGGCTACGACAAGTATGGACCTCGCATCGATGCGATCGTCTCTCGGCCCGACGGGCTGAATGTGAACGAGACGATGGTCACCGCGGGCCACGCCGTCCACAAGGACTACTAGGTGTCGGCCAGCCCGCTCGCAGAGGCCGCACGACAGGCGACCCGCGAGCTCGAGCTCGAGTGGAAGACCGAGGAGGAGCGCGAGTTCGCGCTGACCGAAGCCGAACGCTATGCCCGCGACCCCTTCCGCCTGCTCGACGAGGGCAAGGTCTGGATCTGGTCGAAGTTCGACAAGCGCGTCGTCCGCTTCGACCCCTTCCCCTCACAACGAGAGCTGATCGAGTCCTGGATCGACTGCGAGCACCTCGCGAAGACGGGCCAGCTGCGCTTCCGCAACGTCGCCGACGACAAGTCGCGGCAGATGGGCGAGACCTGGGGGAGTGCCTACTGCCTGCTCTGGGCGCTGCACTTCCATACGGTCAGCCTCTTCGCCCACCACTACCGCTCGGCCGAGGTCGACGACGGCGGCGAGCGCAACACGTGGAAGAGCCTCTTCGGGAAGGTGCGCTACATGGACCGGCGGTTGGGTTCGCCGGCCGGGCTCGTCAACCCGTCAGCACGAGCGAAGGTGCCGGGACTCGGCCAGCTCGCCTTTCGCCCCTACTCTCGCGAGCCGGCCAAGATCGAGAACACGACCCGGGATTCGGTCTGCTACGGCGGCGAGCAGTCGACCGATCCCGGCCGCGGTGGCTCCTTCGATGGCGTGCTCATCGACGAGGCGGCCTTCGTCCCCTGGGGCGAGAAGGTCCACTCCGCGCTCGATGAGGCCTGCCCAACGGGGAAGCTCTATCTCTCGACCCCGAACGGCGACGACAACGTCCACGCTCGCATCATCGACGAGCGGCCCGCCGGCTGGCGCGTCCTCCGCCACCACTGGTCGGAGCATCCGGTCTACCGCCTCGGCCTCCACGTCGCCGGCGTCGAGGCGGGCAAGCAACCGACGAGGGAGATGAGTCGCAACGCGCTCGGCTGCGAGTTGTGCGAGGGCAATCGCCGCGACCTAGGCTGGGACCCGGCGGCGCCGCTTGCCCATCGCTTCCCGGGCCGGCTGACTTCGCCCTGGTACGACGAGCGAGTGATCGGCAAGACCGAGGAGCAAGTCGCCCAGGAGCTCGACATCGACCGCGAGCGTGCGCTCCGCGGTCGTGTCTACTCGGAGTTTCAGTCCGAGCTCCACGTCATCGAGGACGGAATCCCCTTCGACCCGGCCCTGGAGCTCGAGCTCGGCTTCGACTACGGGCTCGACTCGACCGCGATCCTCGTCTTCCAAGACGCCCCGTCCGAGCTGCGCGTGCTTGCCCTGCTCGAGCGCGGCGACATGTTCGGGACGACCGCGACCCCGGAGGAGAACGCGGCCGCACTACGTGTGCTACTCGCAGCGATCGGCGTCGAGGAGCGGCTGACGACGCCCTTCTGGACACGCAAGCTGTACGCGATCGGTGACCCCGCCGGCGACGCACGCGACCTCGCGACCGGCCGCCCCTGGGTTGAGGCCTACCGCAAACAGGGCTTCTCGCCGCAGCCGCCGCCCTCCCGCTACACGCGCTCGGTCGAGATCTCGATCGCGGCCGTCAAGCGCCTGCTGCTGGGGACACCGAAGCCGATCCGGATCTGCGGAGTGCGGGCCGCCCGCCTGGCCGAGGCGCTGCGCAACAACCGCTGGCCGACCGACCAGCTGGGGCGCCGCCGGCCGGGTTCGACGCGGCCGCTCGACGACAAACACAATCATCCCTGTCGAGCACTCGCCTACTACGCGGTGACGAAGTTCCCGCCTCCGCTCGAGCGCGACGAGGCGGACGGCATCGAGTCCGACCCGGACGCCGATCGGCGCGTGCGGGACGGGGTCATCGACCCCGGCATCTCCTACGGGATGAAGCTGTGAAGGTCGAGTTCAGCGACCATGCGCTCGATCGCGTCGCTGACCGCTTCCCGCGCCTTGGCCTCGGAGCAATCGCACGCGAGATCGACGACGCGATCGCCGAGGGGCGCATCTCGCACACTCCGCCGAGCTGGCGCCTGTCCGAGAAGTTGCCGCAGAAGAACGGCAACGAGTTCGCCTGGAGCAGGCGGCGGGAGCGGATCTACGTCCTCGCCCGGCGCCGGCGCGACTACGTCCTGCTCGTGACCTGCATCCAGGGGTCGCTGCGGCAGGTCGCGTGAGCGAGGGCGATACTCGGCCGTGAGGCTCTCGACTCTCTTCGACCGTGCGCGCCAGCTCGTCAGCCTGCCTGGGCCGAGCAGCGAGGCGAAGCCGGCGCAGGGCGAGGCGGGCTCCGACGTCGATACGGCGGGCTGGTGGTACTCAGATCTCGCCGGCGGCGGGCCCGACGTCAACCCCGAGCTGTCGGGCTCGAAGAAGTTCGAGGTCTATGACGAGATGCGCAAGACGGATCCGGTCGTCAAGTCGACGCTGCTCTTCCAGAAGCTGCCCGTGCGCTCGGCGGCCTGGGGCTTGAACCCACGCCACGACAACTGCGCGATCTGCCGCGGGGTGCGCGACTGCGTGAACTGGAACCTTGGCATCGAGGACGATGAAGACGGCCAGCTCGACATCTCCTGGGACGAGACCAACCAGCAAGCGCTGCTCGCCCTCGACTTCGGCGCGATGCTCGAAGAGCAGGTCTGGGGCGATGTTCGCGAGTGGGTCGACGCCGACGGTGATCGCCATCTCGTGCGTCCGCTCGTCCGGTTGGCGCCGCGCTACCCGCGCTCGATCTCGAAGGTGAAGCGTTCCGGAGCACGCATCACCTCGATCGAGCAGTGGGCCCAGGAGGCGCGGCCGATCCCGGGCGAGAAGCTCGTCCACCTGATCCCCGAACGTGAGGGTGCTCGCTGGGACGGAGTCTCGATGCTGCGCCCAATGTGGGGCCCGTGGCGGCTGAAGGGCGCACTGATGATCGCGGCAGGGATCGGCTGGGACCGCTACGCCGCCGGCCTGCCGGTCATTTGGCATCCGGACACCACTGAAGGCGAGCGCAAGGCGAAGGAGATCGGTCGCGACATTCGCCACCACGAGCGCGGCTATGTCCACCTGCCGACGAAGGATGGCTTCACTCGCGAAGAGAGCGCCTGGGGTATCGATCTCCTGAACGGGGCGCAGACGCTTGCCGACCCGGTGCCGCTGCTGCGCTGGTACTCGGCCCAGGAGGCGGAGGCCGGGCTCGCGCACTTTTCCCAGCTTGGCAACACCGAGACCGGCTCGCGCGCGGTCGCCGAGACGCAGATCGACCCCTTCTTCCTGGCCGTACAGTCGCTCGCCGAGTACGTGCGTGCCGAGCGGCAGCGGCAGGTGATCCGCAAGATCGTCGAGGTGAACTTCGGCACCGAGGTCGCCGAGAACCACTCGCCTGTCCTGACCGTCTCAAAGATCCAGGCGCGCTCGATTCAGGTGATCGCGAACGCGCTCGAGGCACTCCACAACGCGGGCTATGACTTCGCCGGCTTCCCGGCTGTCGTCAGCGACGTCGCCGAGCTGCTCGGCTTCCAGGTTGACGTCGAGGAGGCACCGACTGCGCGCGATGCCGGTGCGGTCGCCGCTGCGGTCGCCGGCTTCGGCTTGACGCCGGAGCAGATCGCTCAGATCGAGGCGTCGCTCGGAGTGAAGCCCGCGCCATTGCCGTCCGAGGGTGCGGGTCTGTCGCAGAACGGCCGCTAGCAGCCCTGCCGATACTCGGCCGTGGCGAAGACGACCACGCCGAAGAACTACGTCGGCCGCCTGGCTTTCGATCCAGACAGCGGTTTCCACCTGAGTGAGGACGGAAAGCCCGTCATCACTGAGGACAAGGGCAAGAGCTGGCGCTACGCGGCAGAGGGCGAGCCGAACCACCTCTCGCGCTATCAGCGACGGGTCGTCGTCATCGACACAACCGCGAACGCGGAGGATCCAGAGCCACACCACTTCGAGGTCCAGCCCGACGATCCGCACGTCGACGGGGTACTCGTTGACCCCGATGTCGAGGCCGAGACGATCACGGCGCACACCGAAGCCTGGAAGGACAGCGCCGATGAGTGAGATCGCGCTTCCCGACTTCTGGCTCCCGGAGCCGAAGCAGATCGTTCGCGTCTCGCCCTGGATGCCGACTAGGCACGGGATCGAGGCGGTCTGGGACGAGCTCGACCGCGCCTCGAGGAAGGTCGTCGACCGCTTCTTCAAGCTGCCGGGCCTGCGCGAGCGGATCATGCTCATGGCGGGCTCGGACGCGAACTACCTCTCGACCGCGCTCGGCAAGCTCGCCTTCGGCAAGACGGCCTACGCCGGGGAGACGACGATCTACGTCGGCCTCTGGACGGCGGCGATCGACGACACCCTGCTCGGCAACACCGCGAACGAGGCCAACTACACCTCCTACGCGCGCCTGGCCCTAACGAACAACACGACCATCTTCGCGGCCGGCACGGGCACGACCACCTACGTCAACACCTGGCCCTCGGATGCGACGAAGTCGTGGCCGACCTCGACCGGCGGCTCGTCGACCGTCACCTACATGGGCGCGCTGAACGGGAATGCCGGCACCTCGGCCGACAAGGGCATGGTCTGGGCCTCGGTCACCTCGACGGCGATCGCGAACGGGGACACGCCGCAGCTGGCACAGAACGCCGTCTCCCAGACGAGGGACTGAGCGATGCGCCGACTCGCTGGCCTTGCCACGCTGGCGGCCCTCTTCGTCTTCACCGGCACGGCTGCATCTGTTGCGGTCGAGGCCCCACCTATCCTCACTGTCACCAGCCCCGCCGCCGGCACGATCAGCGGCACCGTCGCGGTCAACGCCTCGGCCTCGAGCGGCACCGTGCGCGTCGATTACTTGCTCAACGGCCAGCCCTTCTCCTGTGGCGACCACGTCGGCTCCTGCTACGACGCGACCTCACCCGCCTGGGACGAGCTCTGGAACACGAGCGGGGTCGCCGATGGCTCCTACACCCTGACAGCCCAGGCGCGTAACAGCGCCGGAGAGGTAGGGACCAGTGCGCCAGTCTCTATTACAGTCGACAACGTCCCGGACCCGCCACCGCCTCCCCCACCCCCTCCGCCTCCACCCCCTCCTCCGCCTCCTCCGGTTCCACCTCCACCTCCACCTCCGCCTCCACCGCCGCCGCCGAGCGGCTGCGCGCCGGGCTGGTTCCCGGTAGACGCTCAGGTCTGGTGGCGCGACCTAACGACGGGCTTCTCCGACATTCAGGCCAAGCACGTTCACATCACGTTCTGCAAGCCCGGTCGCTCGCTGACGTTCAGCAGTGGCTCGATCCCGCTCGACATCACGTACAAGATGCATAACAACGACGGGCGTATCACGTACATTTCGGACGTCTGGGAGACGCCTGGCGGCGACCATACCTACCAGTCGGTCAACCCGGGCTGGACGTGCCCGGTCGCGAACTGCAGCTTCACGTATCACTGGGATTTGCCGGTCTCCGTCTTCGACCGCTCAGGACTGGAGGGCATTCGGCTTCGCATCACTTCGCGGGAGCCGAACGGCAAGGAGATGCGCGGCTCGATCAACTTCCAGACGCACATCGCGAATGGTGCCCCGCTCGGGAACATGACTCGCTACCCCTACGATCGCTTCAAGGGTTGGTACACGGGGTTGAACTACTGCGAGGCGGCTTATCGCTCTGACCTCGTGGACATACCGAGCGCGCCGGTCTCCGGGACTTGGACGCCGAACATTCGCCAGATCGATCACGGCTCCGATGACGCCGACCCGACCTACTGGTCGATCCGCGTTGACCCCGACATCCACAACGGAATCCCGGGCACCTTCCTCGGTCAGAGTCCGCCCGCGTCGCGAGACGGCCCCTTCCCGATCGACACGACGCTGCTGGCGAACGGTCCGCACAAGCTGTTCATCGAGACCGAGTGCCAGACCAGCGCGGGCGAGAACGGCGGCATTGGCGTCGTCCCCTTCGAGGTGGCAAACTAGGTGCCCACCAGTTGCTGGATCATCGTCGAGGGTGAAGTCAGGGAAGTACGCCCACGCCCGAAGGCCGAGCGAGAGGCGCTACCGGGGAAGAACCCCAGCTTCGAGGGCAAGCTCGGTCTCGATCACCAGGTCGCTTACGATCCCGAGATCCCGACCGACACCGTCTACTGGACAAAAGAGAACGCCGACGAGGCCCTCTTCCGCTCCACGCAGCCGGTCGAGGCAGCGTGGCGTGATCTCCAGGAAGGGCTGATCTCCGCACAGGACTTCCTCGGCCTGGTAGGGACTCTCGAGGGCAAGAAGAGGCTCGACCGTGGCTAGCTACCTGGTCAACGGCAAGAACGTCGCGACCGCCGCGACGATCGACCACGCCATCTGCGGAATCTGGAACCCGTCAACGACGAAACGGATCAAGCTGCTGCGGTTGGAGATCTATAAGCAGGCCGTCGGCGCTGCTGACGAGCCAGTTCTTCGCCGCACCACCGCGCGCGGGACGGCAGGTTCGACCGTCACGCCCGGCTCGATCAACGAGATCGAGCAGATCGCGGCACCTCCCTCGGGCTTCCTGCTCGACCTCGCTGCCTACTCCGTGCAGCCGACGCTCGCGGCGGGCGGCCTCTATGGCCTCTGCCTGCCTGCGGCGATCGGAGCCGGGGTCATGTGGGTCTGGAACGAGATCGAGATCCCGGCCGGAGCCGGTATCGCACTGACGAACGGGATCGCGCTCGCGTTCCCCGCCGCACGAATCAACGCCTTTGTAGAGGACTAAATGCCAGCCCAATCCTGGGATGGCACTAGCGCCACCTTCCGGATTGTTTGGTTCCCCTCGGGGGGATCGCAGACCTACCCCGGCCGCGACAGTAGCGGCAACCTGATCCACCCCTCCGGGTGGGCGACTTACTCACTGCCGGGGCCGGCTCCGAAGCCGGTAGCAGAGTCGAGGCTGATTACGCCCGAGGTCGCGGGCGGCGGCGGGCCGCAGGCCATTGTCCCGGGCGCGATCAACGCCACGTCCGCGGTTACGGCTTCGGTTGTACGCCTTCGCCCGATCACCCCAGCGGGGATCAATGCGACCTCCGCGATGTCGGCATCCGTCGGGCGGCTGCGGCCGATCGTGCCTGCGTCAGTCAATGCGACATCGGCGGTCACGGCCAGCATCAGCCGAGCGCGGCCCGTAGTTCCAGCTGCGATCTCCTCAACCTCGGCGGTCACCGCGGCCATCGTCGCCCGTCGCGCAGTCACTCCGGGCGCGATCAACGCGAGCTCGGCAATCACGGCTGGCGTCGTCGCCAGGCGCGCGATCGCCGCCGCGATCAGCGCGACCTCCACCGTCGCCGGCGTAGTGCAGATCGCTGCCTTCGCCCGCGATCTCTTCTCCCGGACTGTCTCGCCAGGATCCACCTGGGGCACGGCTGACCAGGGAGGCGCGTACTCCAACCTCGGCCTCGGCGGCACCGAGTACGAGGTGGACGGCTCGGTCGGGAAGATGACGATGCCGGGCAACACGAACCGCGCGCAGGCGCTGACGGCGATGGGGTCGCAGGCGGACGTTGACTTCAAAGTCAAGATGGCCTGGAACGTGAACGCGGCAGGAGCCGCGCAGGGCGGCGATCTGATGGCACGCGTCGTTGACGTGTCGAACCACTACCGCGCTCAGCTCAGGCACATCGCCGGAGACCAGAAGGTCTACCTCTCGCTCGCCAAGCGCGTCGCAGGCGTCCCGACGACGCTCGTCGTCGGTCTCGAGGTTGCTGCGTCCTACACGCCGGGCGACTTCTACTGGGTGCGCTTCCGGCTGGTCGGGACGCTCTTGCGCGCGAAGGCGTGGAAGGACGGCGACCCAGAACCCCTGTCGTGGATCGTGGAGACGACCGACACGACTTTCACCACCGGCTACGTCGGCCTGTGGGGAATCACGTTGGCCGGGTCGACGGCCAACCCGGTCTACTCCTTCGACGAGCTCGACGCCCGCGCTCCGGCCGCGGCGGCGCTCGCGATTCCCCCCGCGTCGATCTCGGCCAGCTCGGCGGTGACCGCGGCCATCGTCCGGCTCCGCCCAATCGCGGCCACGATCGACGCGACGAGCGCGATCACGGCTGCCGTGGTTCGCCTGCGGCCGCTCGCCGTCGCTGCGATTAGCGCCAGCTCCACGATCACCGCGGCGATTCGCCGCTTGCGTCCGGTCGTGCCGGCGGCGATCAGTGCGACCTCGAGTCTGACCGTCTCGCTCACGAAGCAGGGCACGGTCGCGATCACTCCGGCAGCCATCTCCTCGAGCTCGGGGGTCACGGCTTCGCTGCGTGCGCTGCGCGCGATCCGACCGGGCGCGATCAATGCCAGCTCGAGCATCACCGCCGGAATCGTTCGTCGGCGACCGATCGCTGGCGCGATCAGCTCGACGTCGAGCGTTACGGCAACGGTCAGCATCCATGGACCCAGCCCGATCGTCCCGAGCGCGATCACGAGCTCGAGCACGATCAGCGCATCGGTCGTCATCAGGCGCGCGATCAAGCCTGCCGCGATCACCTCCACGTCGATGCTCAGCGCCTCGATCGGCAGGCGTCGTCCGTTCTCCGCATCGATCTTCTCCACCAGCACCGTCACGGCGAGCATCACGGGCCAGCCCGCAATCTTCTTCGTCCCCGGCCTCCCGAGCGGGCCGACTCGCCTTGCCTCGATGGCCGGCGGGCCGACGCGCATCTCGACGGGCACCGCCGCCCGTACGCGAATCGCGACGAGCCCGACCGGCGAGACGACGTCGGCCTCCGAGGTCGAAGGCGATACTCGGCCGACGAGCATGGTGAGCGGCGAGACGACCCGCAGATGAGTTACCTCGAGGCGACAGCCGGAGAGACGCTGCTGCTCGATCTCGGCCCCCTGACCCGCAAGAACGATGCCGGGGACACGGTCCCCGTCGACCTGGCGCTCGGCGGGACGAAGCTCTGGCTGACGATCAAACGTTCAAAGGCCGATGCCGACGTGGACGCTGAGATCTCGAAGACCTTCGGCGTTGCCGGCGGCCCGGGCGGGATCGCGGTCGACACGCCGGCGACCGTCGACAACAACATGGCCCGGGCGACAGTTGATGCCGTCGAGACGGCCGACATTCTCGAGACGACGCATTTCGCCTACGACTGGCAACTGGAGGAGCCAGGCGGTCGCGTCTCGAGTCCAGATCATGGGACGTTGAGTCTGCTCGCTGCCGTCACCCGTGCCTGACACGCTCGAGCGCCAGGCACGCTCGCTCTCGGAGCTCGAGGAGCTTCGGCCCACGGTCGAAGCCGCGATCGGACGCGAGCTACGCGAGGCCGAACGCTCGGTCGACGTGCTCGCCCTGGATGCGGCGCTGAACAAGGCGAAGGACGACCTCCATGCCGCGATCGAGGCCGAGAAGCGGCGGGCGATCCGGCGTGGACTACGTGGCCGAAAGATCAGACTCGAGCTGACCGAGGCGATGCTTGCTCCGCTGAAGCGCCTCTACCGACTCGGCCGGCGCGAGGCCCTCGCCGAGCTTGAGCGGCTCGGCTTCGCGGCCGAGCGCGCCTATGCGGCCGACCCCGAATATGAACGCCTGCGCCCAAAGGCCCGCTTCCTGCGGGCCGGACTCTTGCTGCTCAGCCTCCGCATCGAGAAGGAGCGCTTGTCGGTCGACCTCAGCGAGGCGACCTATGACGTATTGACGCGGGCGCTCTACCGGGTGCCGGGAGGACGTGACCTCGCTTCGCGGCTGGTCTCGGGATCACTCGATGCCGGCCTCGCCGCGACCTTCGAGGCGAATGCCGAGCTCGCCGGCGGCTTCGAGTATTCGGCTGTTCTCGACGGCGGCACTTGCGTTCACTGCTCGGCGCGCGACGGCGAGCTCTTCCACTCCTGGCAGGCGATCCAGGCCGTGCTCCCCGACGGTGGCCCGAACCCCGAGTGCCTGGGCCAGGAACGCTGCCGCTGCCGCCCGGTGCCCTTGCCGCTCTGAGTCGCGATACTCGGCCGTGGAGATCCACCTCGAAGTCGATGACGCTGATGCGCTGCGCAAGCTGAAGCGGCTCGGCCTCTTCTTTTCCGACCTGCGCAGCTTCTGGCCGCTCGTTATCCCGCTCTTCATCGGCTGGATGCGCCAGCAGTTCGAGACCGAGGGCGCTTACGGCGGCGAGGCCTGGGCGCCGCTCTCGTCCGGCTATGGACTCTGGAAGTCGGTCCACTATCCAGGCAAGCCGATCCTGCAGCTGGAGGGCGAGCTGCGCCAGGCGGCTTCGCGGCCTGAGCGCCGGGTGACGCCGCGGACGCTCACCCTGACGATCCGCGACCCGAAGATCGGATACCACCAGAAGGGCACTGGGACGATGCCTGCGCGGCCGCTTGTCTTCGACCGATTGCCGGCCGCCGCCCAGCGGGATCTCCAGCTCGCCGGCGAGCAGTACGTCCGAAGTCTCCTCTCCCGGCTCTAGCGATACTCGGCCATGGCTGCGCCAGCCGACTATGCGCCCTACATTCGTTCGGCGCTCGCGAGCCTGAAGACGGGGCTGCAGGCTCGGATCGACGTCTACAACGCTGAGGCGGCGAACCTCTTCGATCTCGAAGCGCCGACCGACGAGGACTACTTCTTCGGCGGCGACGATCTCTACGTGCGCTTTCCGAAGGTCGAGGTCGCGGTCCCGGAGGGGGCACTCGGACAGTTCTCGCTCAGCCGCGCCGAGGGCGAGCAAGGGCTTGCGATCGCGGTCAGCGTCTGGCTCGAGGGCGAGACGGGCGAGATCCCTGAGATGCACGAGCGTGTCCTGGGCTACGGCCGCGTCGCGACTGAGGTGCTGATCCAGCCGGGCGCCTTCGGACCCGCGGTCGAGGTCAGCGAGGTGCGTTCGCTCTATCCGATGATTCCGGCCGGCACCTTCAACCCGGATACGCGCCAATTTGACAAGTGGCGGACGCTGGCGGCGCTCGAGTTTCAGCTCAACGACATCGCGCGGCGACCGCTCTAGAGGGCGAGCCGATACTCGGCCGTGCCGCTGAAGACATGCAAGAGCGACGGACAGCCCGGGTTCAAGTTCGGGGACTCCGGCACCTGCTACACCTACACCGCCGGCGATGAGGACGCGAAACTCGCCGCGAAGAAGAAGGCGATCAAACAAGCGATCGCGATCGGGGGTGGCAAAGCTCCACGTGAGCTCGAGCGCGATCTCGACGCGGAGTCGCGGCGGCTCCTAGCCGAGGACGCCGAGCTGCAGACGGTCGACCTGCTCGGCATCGAGATCATGTCGGCCGGCGGGCCCGTCCACGGTGTCGGCTCACCGCCGGAGGGCGACTTCTGGAGCGCGGAGGACCTGCGCTCGATGGCCGAGGCAGCCCAGGAGCTCGAGGAAGCGGGCGAGTTCGAACCGCCGGCGCGCATCGGCGACGAGGCCAAGCTCGGCAAGTCGAAACTTGGGCACTCGAAGGACCAGAAGCTGCTGACCGATTCCGAGCTACCCGCAGCAGGCTGGCTCTCCAACCAGCGTGTCTCTGAGGACGGCACGAAGCTCCTCGCCGACGTCAAGAGCGTTCCGAAGAAGGTCGCGCAGTTGATCAAGGCGAAGGCCTACTCGAAGCGTTCGGCCGAGCTCGGCAAGGTGACGAGCCAGAAGACCGGCAAGACGTATGACTGGGTCGTGACCGGCCTAGCCTGGCTCGGCGGAAAGATGCCGGCCGTTCGTACGCTCGATGACGTCGTCGCCCAGTACGAAGCCGAGGGCCTGAGCCTCGATCTGCAGCGTGTCGTCCAGTACGAAGACCAGGTCGTCTGGGATCCGGGCGAAGGCTTGGAGGCAATCCGCTCTGCAGTGCGCGAGGCGCTGAATCCCGGACCGTCGATGAACGAGAGCCGCTACTGGGTGCGCGACGTGACGGCCGGCAAGGTTCTCGTCAGCGAAGGCTGGAGCGAGGATGCCGACGCCTACGTGATTGGCTTCACGCGCAGCGCTGACGGGTCAGTCGAACTCGAGCCGAGCGCCGACTGGAAGGCCGCTGAACAACAATGGGTCGCAGCCGCGAAGAGCTACTCCGCGAAAAATCGAGACGCTGCCGATACTCGGCCGATGCCGGAGATCACTCTCGACGAGAAGGCCCAGCGCGAGCTGGCCGCCGAGCTCGGGCTCAAGGAAGACGAGGAGCTCAGCCCCGAGAAGCTGCTCGAGGCCGTCAAGGCCAAGGGCGAGACGACTGAGGGTGACGATGGTGGCGACGGTGGAGAAGGCGACGGCGAGGGCGGCGGTGAAGAGCAGACCGAGGCCCAGCGTGCGCTCGAGGCGCGCGTCGAGGTCGCCGAGAAGAAGGCAGAGGAGACGGCGGAGAAGCTGCGCTTGGAAGAGCGGCGCTACTTCGTCGATGACCTCGTCAAGAGCGGCAAGATCGAGCCCGGCGAGCGCGAGAAGTGGGAGACGCGCTACGACAAAGACGCCGAGATGGCTCGTTCCTTCGCCGAAGATCTAGAGATTCAGCCCCAGCTCGTTCGCGAGTACGGCGACGACGGCGATGGGACCGAGGAAGACCAGGAAGCCAACGAGCGCGCCTACGAGGCAGACGCTCAGGCGCGCCTGGGAATCGACAAGGAGTCGGTGGTCTAGATGGCCGTCACAGGCGGATACGTCCCGCGCTATGCCGCCGGTGCGCCGCCGATCACGCTGGCGTGCTCGGCAGCGGTCGTCGCAGGCCAGGTCGTCGAGGTAACCGGCGACGGCACAGTCGGCCCGGCGGGCGCCGCCTCACGGAAGGGGATCGGCGTCGCAGGCCAGTCCGGCTCGGCCGTCGGCGACAAGATCACGGTCTACCTCTTCGGCGACGTCCACGTTCTTATCACCTCGGGCACGGTCGCGGCAGGCGACCAGGTCGGCACCGCAGCCGCCGGCGCAGTCGTGACGATCGCCGCCGGAACGACCACGGACATCGAGCGCTCGATCGTCGGGGTTGCCCTCGAGGGGGCCACCACAGGCCTCCCGATCAGAGTCGTGGTGATCCACTAGATGCCGACCTATCCAGGACAGGGTGGATCCGGCGCACAGTTGACCATTGAGGCGCTGCTCAAGCAGCCCCAGCGGATCAGCCGCGACCTCGTCAACCTCGTCTCCAAGCGTCTGATCGCAGACCGCCTCTTCGTGCGTGGCACGCCCGAGCAGGTCGCAGGCGGTGCGATGCAGTACCAGGAATCGGAGTCGATCTACCTCGACACCGACGTCGTCGAGGAGATCGCAGCCGGCGCCAACTGGCCGCGCACGACCTGGATCGAGGCGATCAAGTCCGAGGTTGTCCGTCAGTACGGTCTCGAGGTGCTGATCACGAACCTGATGATCCGTCGCCACCAGATGGACCAGGTGACCCGCGGTGAGCGCAAGCTCGCGAACAACCTCGTCCGCTTCATCGACACGAAGGCTTTCGCCCTGCTCGAGGACACCTCGAAGGGCCAGAACACCTACGCCTCGGCTGCGGCTTGGACGATCGCCGGCACCGACATCATCTTCGAGGTCGCGAAGGCCCAGAGCCTGATTGAGAGCCAGGACAACGGCTATGACGGCTTCCAGAACGCGACGATGATCCTGAACACCGCCAGGCGCGACAACCTCCTGAACAACACTGTCCTTCGCGCCGCGCTGCCTCGCGAGAAGAGCGACGGCCAGATCCAGACCGGGATGATGGCGCCGTTCCTGGGCCTGAAGGAGATCCTCTTTAGCTCGCGGGTGACCGCGACCAAGGCGATCATCATGGACACGGGTGTCGCGGGCACGATCGCCGACGAGCGGCCAGATGCCTCCGAGGGCTTCATCGCCTACGACCCGGGTCCCGGCTTCGCGCCGGTCTACGTCAAGGTCTATGAGCACCCGGAATCGAAGGGGCAGGTCGTCGCTGCAGGCCGCTGGCCGGCGATGGCGCTGACGGATCCGAAGGCCGTCACGGTCATCACGGGGATCTAGAAATGGCGAAGAAAGGCACCCAGAAGAGCACGAGCGGCGGCAAGCAGAAGGCGATCGTTACCGCCGACGCCTACGACTGGTACGAGGAGTCCGAGAATCCGGAGACTCCCCGGCACAGCGCCTCGAAGGGCGACGAAATCGAGGTCAGCGCGGCCGAGTTCAAGCGTGGCTCCGCGATGCACAAGGAAAGCGGCTTTGGCCTCGTGAAGCCGCGCACCGACGAGGCGAAGGATGCAAAGGCCGCAGCTGAGGAAGAGGCTGCTGCTGAGGCAGCCGCTGCTCCGCCTCCGCCTCCACCTCCGCCCGAGGAGTAACCCCGCATGGCCTACGCGGCCTTCGCGGACGTCGTAGCGCGAGCCGGACGCGTTGCTGGTGCCTTCAGCGTCTCGGGCAAGCATCCGAACCAGCAGGACATCGAGATCATGCTCGCTGACGTTTCAGTGCTCGTCGACGCCGCCATTCGCTCGCGAGGCTTCGACCCGGCCACGATCGGCGACGATGTCGCAGAAGCGCTCAGGGACCTCGTCGCCTATGGAGCGCTCACTCGCGCACTCGCGGGCATCGATCCGGGAGCACCCGGTCTTTCGAGTCTCGTCACACGGGCCGATGCGATCTGGACGAGCGGACTTGCGGCGATCATGGACGGAACGCATTCGGCACTTCTGGAGCTCGAAGCCGGCAGCACGGGGCCGAGTGCCGGCGCACTCTGGACGGATGACCCGACCTATGGCCAGCACGTGAGCCCGGAGCAGCGCCGCGAGCTGAACGAGGACTTCGCTCCGGGCTTCGCCCGCACGCAGAAGCTCTAGCGCCGTTGCGAGGGGTTGTAACCGCCCGAGTCGGCGCCGTTGCGGGCTGAATGGGCCTCCGCATCGGATCTGGCATGCGCGAGCGCAGAGCGGCTTACAGCGTCTCGGCCTTTAAAACGGGTGACGCTGCCGATACTCGGCCGTGGTTGAGAAGCAAAGCGCGCTCGTGCTGCCGAAAGGGGCTGCCGCCTCCTCGGAGCCGCAGACCTTCGGCGGCATCCCCGGCATCTATGCGCCGGGCGAGCCTGTCTTCCTCAGCGACACCGGGATCAGCAAGGAGCACGCGCAGGAGATCTCCGAGGACGAGCGCAACCCGCTCGAGCTGACCGAGGCCGCTCCACCGCGGGGCAAGCCGCTCGCTGACCTCGACCGCGGGGAGCTCTCCGAGATCGCCGCCGAGCACCAGATCGAGGTCGAGCGCGCCGACGGTGAGGGCGAGCCCGTCAAGTCCGACTACCTGCGCGTTCTCGTCGCCGCGGGAATCGAGACGACCTCTCCCGACGAGTTGCCGGTCGCTGGCCACCACTACGACACGGATTCGCTCGAGCCTGGCGAGGCGGTACCGCCACTTGCGCCCGCCGGCCAGATCGCCTCGGCGCTCGAGGGCCACTGGCCGGACGGCTCGCCGATGCTGCCCGAGGCTGAGGAGGCGACTGAATAGTGTCCTATGTGCGCCTCCAGATCGAGGAAACGGCGCGCTACGAGGGCGCTCCCTCGGTGACGCCCTACCGCGTCTCGACGGTCACCCGCGACATGCCGATCCGCACCTTCCGGCTCTCGCCGGAGCCGCAGCCGCTCTCCCGCGCGGACGAGCTACGCAACATCGAGGGCGAGGTCGCCGACATTCCGGATTTCTTCGAGCCCGCAGGTTCCTTCGCCGAGCGCACCTACCTGAACGATCTCGTCTTCCTGCTCCAGATCTCAGGATTCGTCTCGACGATCACGGCAGGCGCCGGGACCGTCGGCACGACTGGAATCAACGCGACGACGGCCACCGGCGTCAACGGGCTCAACTCCGCGATCGTCAACGTCGCCTCGACGGCCGGCTTTCCCTCTGCGGGATCGTTCTCGCTTGCCGGCGCGGGCCCGGTCACCTACACGGGCAAGACGGATACCTCCTTCACCGGCTGCGGCGCCCATGCGGCGACGACCGGCGGCGAGGCGATTCTCGACATTCTCCCGACCGGCACCTACAAACACGTCTTCGCAAAGCGCGGCGGCTCGATCGCGAAGACCGCGCAGCTGATTGCCGCCTACACGGAGGCGGCCCGCTTCATTCGCGGCCAGGGCTACGGATGCTCCTCGATCGGCTTGAACGCGCTCGGCGAGCTGACGGCCGACCTGATGGGGCTCGTCTACGTGCGCACGTCCGACCCGGCACTCTCGCCCTCGCTCGATGCACCGGCGATCCTGCCGATGCGCCGTGCCGACCTTCAGATCTCCTGGCTTGCGGGCTCGGCTGAGACCGACGACTTCTCGGTCGCGGTCGCGAACCCGCTCGAGCGGCGGAAAACCTTCGGCTTGTCGACGCGCTCCTACTTCGCCGACAAGATGTTCCACGGCAACGAGCGCGTCCGTGTCACGGGCTCGATCCCGAAGTTCGCGATGGCAAACGCCGACCTCGACGCCCTACTCGCCGCCTCCGTCTTCGCCGCGCTGGCGCGCTGGCGCTCGGACGTGAACATCGGTGCGACGAACTATCCCTATTCGATGAATCTCGACATGCCTTCCTGCCAGCTCTCGGGTGGACAGGACGATGAGCTCTCGAACAACCGCCGCTTCGGCTCGAGCTATGACTGGGCCGCGAAGTGGGACATGACCGCCGGCTACGACGCGAAATTCAGCATTGTTTGCGCGATCCCCGCGTTGGAGACGTACGTATAGCCGATGGCGCGCTCGGGCGCCCCATCAGCTCGCCGCAAGCTCGAGACCTCGAAGATCGACGAGAGCCGCAGGCTTTCCACCTCGGCGATCACCGCCCCGCCGCTCGAGGTCGAGATCGGCGGACGCGACTACCTGATCGCCTCCGACATCGACATCGACGTCATCGAGCAGATGCTCGCGATCGAGGAGATCGTCGACGACACGAGTACCGACCGCGAGGTCCTCGACGCGCTGATCGCAGGCCGCAACCTCGTCCGCGCGCTGCTCGAGGAATCGAACGAGAACGTTCCCGAGCGTCTGCCACTGAAGGCCGGCGACCTACTCGCGATCTTCAACTTCCTGATGGGCGGCCGCAAGGTCGCCGAGGAGGTGATCGCGACACTTGCCGAAGCCGACCTCTGGGGTGCCGAGGACGAAGAGACCGGCGAGGCGGCCGAGGGAGTCGCACAGCCCGAGGGCGAGCTCGACGAGGAGGCGGAGACCGCCCCTTTAGCGTCGCGCTCAGCCGAACACTCGTCAGGCTCGGACGAAAGCACCACTGGGCGCCGTACTGGTGGCAAGGCCTCCCGTGGCGAATCTTCAAGCTCTACCTCGCAGAAGAAAAAGCAAGCCGCCGCGTAGCCGAGGAGGAGAGCGCCTTGCCCTCCGACCTCGCAGCCGAGGGTTACGGCGTCGCTCCCGACGATCGGATCCTGAAGCTCGTTCCGCGCGATCCTGACGCCCCGCTTCTGCCGGGAGAGGTAGAGGGCTAGATGTCGCCCGATTACACCGTTCGCTTCAAGGGCGACAATCGCTCGCTGCTCGGAGCCGCCC